GTTAACTCACTACCAAATCCATAAGTTGCATCAAGTGTTCCTCGTGCTGGTACTGTGCCGATCTGCTGTTCGATCTCCCATTGATGGTTTCCAAGATTACATTTGTATTGTTTTTCAAACCATTGAAGATTGAAGTCTTCAGTAAATGTGCCTAGCTGCACTGGAAGATTGTCTGACAAATCGTCTGGTTTTCTTCGATCAGTCTTGATTTCCCATAGTTCTTGCCACTCGCCTTGCATAATCTTTACGCAATCCGAGCCGCCAATAAATCCTCTTCGATCCATTTTAGTTCTCCTTTTTGTGAGGGGTTCTTGGGGAGCTTCCCCCTCGATAAGCTTCTTCGGCGCAATGTTGTCCTTAACACCCCAAGAATTGTTTTGTTTATAACAATTTGTTTACTGCATATATGCAATTAGTTCAAGTATATTTTTTAAAGTCTTCTTCAGTTAGTCCGTGGTCTTTGATGAGTGCCTTTTTGTTCTTACCCTTTAGCCAGTTCTCACCAACTGGTTCGCCATCTTTGATTCTTCGAGCATGAATAGCTTCACTGTCTATGAAGTATCCCTTGCGTAAAACTTCACGCTGTAGTGTTGGCGATTGTGCAACGCGACCTACGTTTGCTTCCCATACAGCAGCATCAATTGCTGTCTTTATTTTCTTTGCCATTACTGTTCTCCATTAATTGTTGAAATGTTTCGCCACTCATTATGACTAGCGTTTGCGGACTACCTGTCCGTCTTTTGTAGAAGGCAATGTCTCTGCCTTCGAGGACTGTGAAGGGGCTAGGGAAGTTAGACTTATCTCTATACTTTACTTCTCCCACCAGTTCGTGTCCGTTGAGTTCGAGCTTGATGTCGCCCGAATACTCTCCTCCCAAGCTGCCCGAGAGGGGTTGCCTTTTTGCTTTGATGCCTTGTTCTTTGAGCCAGTTGACGAACCACTTTTCGTGGTAAGTTCCCTTGTTCTTGTTGCGGTTTGCCATTTGTCTCCCTCATAACAATGTATACAAATGAACCAACACTTTTCATTTGTTGCTTCATGATTGCGTTTAAGTATAGCTACAAAATAATCAGTTTTGTTTTGACACGATAGACAAGTTATTCGTTGGCCTTTTTTTCGTGACATCTATCTGGTATCCCAATGCATCAAGCCAGCATATCAACATAAAGCCAGAGGGTATTCGTTTGTGTGATTCCCATTTGTGTATCAGTGAAGAGGTGCAGCCTATCTTATTAGCTAACGATTCTTGGCTTAAACCTACTTCTGATCGAGCGACGATTAACTGTTTGATTAGTTTCTCGTAGTCGCTGGGAATACTCACGACCTTGTTGTATCTGGTATAGTTCTTCAATTGCATTGAACACCCTCAATGCCGTATCATATTTCATTTCAGTCCTATTATTCTTTGTTCTCCAATATGTAGTATGGGATGCTCCTGCTTTATCAAAGGCATCCTCAAGTTTTACATCAGCCTTAACAGCTTTATCACTTACTAATTGTAGATACGACTTCATGATTGCAGTTATGCAACCTGATCCTCTACAGTGTCAACCTCTTTTGTATTCCATCCAAGACCTTCGCAACGAGGGCAAGCTACATTTATCATTACAAATCTAACTTCTTCGTATATTCGATCTTCTTCATAGTCTGTAAAGTATCCTCTACCATTGCAGTGATTACAATTTTCATCCTTGCTGAAAGACATCTAATTGAGTCCACATCTTTGACTTCATTGCTTTAGCAATCTCTTGTTCACGATTATGACGTTGAACATGAGGCGTTCGAGCATCTTGCGTATGAGTTGCCCAGTAAGTAAGGCAGTTGTATAATGCCCATTGATTATTGCCGAGTTGTTTTGTTTCATTCTCCCAGATACGCAATAGGTTTTCCATTTGCTTTTGGTTTACGTTGTCAACAGATTGTTGTCTGCTGAAACCTTTAGCTATTGTTTTCTTGAAGAATATCTCAGCATAATCGTTTGAGATTTTACGCTTCATCCACTTCTGCCATTCATCTTTGCGTGTATGAAAATGTTTGATACCTTCTTTGATCTTAGCAGCAGAGCCATCAACATTTAGAAATGTTGTGTGCTTGTATCTACTACGAGCTACAGCATCAGGAGTTGTGCAACCATTGTCACACCATCTACGCAATGCATCTACAAATTGAGAGAAAGGCCAGCTTTGATCGTAGCTATTAGTAAATACTACTCTAGCTTCTACATAATCACCGACTTGTGGCTCAACTACTAGATCTGGAAATCGTATTTCACCACGCATCTTACGACCATTCTCAAAGACACTGATAGTTGGTTCTTTGTAATCAGTAGTAATCTTTGATTCTTTTACTGCATCCATGATAGAGTTTACTACATCGTCATGTGGTACAAGTTTGTAGCGTGAGCCATGATGACCAAGCACAGTGTTGGTGTCTGTTCGAACAACCTGAAATGCATCAGGCTCTGGTTCGCCAGTGACTGCGTTAGGTGTTGGCATCATTTCAACTGGGAAATTCCAGTCATTTATTGCTGACATCATGTTCATTACAAACCTCCAATCTGTTTCTTTACAAGTTGAAACTCATCCATGATTTCAGTAGAAAAGATTTTTAAAGTAATGTTATTTTCGCAAGCAACTTTAACACTGTCGCTTGAAAGAAACTTTGCTAGCTCTTCCAATTTATAATAACTCATTGTTACTGTAACTGGCACTAGTGATTTGTTTATATTAACTTCAATAGTCATTTAGTTCTCCATGTTTATGTACTGCGTATATGCAATACTATTTTTAATTACAAAACTTTGCAAGCATTAAATTTACAAAGCTTGGGCAATGTCGCATAACATACCCCTGCCCACCCTTGTAGCTACAAACCAAAGGGGCAGCACGAAGCCACCCCTTATCGTTCTCCTAGTTTGCTATGTTAGTAAGCAGTTTATACACTTGCTTAGGTGTAAGTAGCCACTATGCGGCAGCTACTCGTCTTGCTTCGATAGCTTTCATAGCAGCTTGTTCTTGCTTGCTAAGCTTTCGAGTTGTACTTGGTGCTTTAGGTGCATCGTAATCTTGACCAGTATATTCTTTGAACCAAGCTCTATATTGATCAGCAACATGATCGAAAGCTATAGCTTCAAGCTCGATTCGAGGTGCTAAGCGTTCGTACTTTTCCTTAGCTTGCTGATATTCCTTACCTTGATCTTGATCGTTCAGTACGACTCCGTCTGAATCGTAAGCAACACAAGCCATCATTTCAGCGTGTAGTTTATCGATATAAGAACGTTTGTTCTTTGCTGCGTAGATTGGAACATTTACTAATGTTCTAGCTACATCGGTAGTAAAGTAATCGTTAGCAACTTGTCCAGTTACATCATTATGTGTAGTTACAGTATAGTTAGCTAGTTTATCTAGCGTTACATTTATGTTTTCAACTTTAGCCATTTGGTTCTCCTATGTTTAACTAAGCTGCGAAGGATCAGCCCTTCGTACCACCCAATATCATAGAGCAGAAACCGCACTTGCGGCTCCGAGCTACGCACAAGCTTGCTTGCTTGACCCCCGAATGAAATGAGTGGGGTTGCGAAGCTTTTCTGCCTATGATTTGGATCAGTGGTCGAAGGGTGCAATCCGAGTTGCTAGTTCAACATGGGTGTGAGCCAAATGCTAAGTTGAGCAAACATGAATGTGCGCTCGATGAACTCGCTGGCTATCCTGTCAATACCTCAGTAGCTTGGCAAACCACAACATGTAGTACCCACGGTAGTATCCATACACAAGTGACGTAAGGTAACAGATTGACAGGACTTGCAGTCAGTCCGTAGATGGGGGGGATGATAGGGGGGGCTTTCAAGCCGATAACAAAGCTTACTCATTCCTCATTGCTAAGGTGATGATGATCTTGACTCCAATCGCAGTAGTTAGCTAGTAATCTATTACGTCCATAGAAAAGGAATGAGTAATGAACATTACCGTAGCTAAGAAACTGACTGCAAAGCAGACTGCCTTAGTAGACACGCTCGTAGCAAAAGGCTGTAGTATCGGGCAGGCTGCTCAAGACGCTGGCTATGCTTCTGGCGAATCTGGAAGAGT